GTTCCATATTTTTGGATCAATTTTTTCTATGGTTTATCCTGCTGGTGGTTTGGCGGGTAATGTAACCTATGTTAAGTACAAAGGTGGTAACGCCTTTGTCACCTCTCAGCACATTTTAGATGATGCCATTAACAAATCTCCTTATTTAACTTGGAATTTCTTTGATCAAAAGGTTCAAATTAGACAAGAATGGATTCAAGTTCTTGCTACATCTGATAAATATGAGAGAGATGTTTGCTATTTTACAATTGATCCAAAATATATCGCAAAATACATGGTTGGTGTTAAACCTCTTGACATTGTTGCTCCTGATGGTGTATTCAAGAGTGCTGTAATGTTAACTAAAGATGACAAATCCAACTTATATATAGACTTTTCATCAGTCTATGTTAGTTCAATGAAGATGTCCCACATGATGTACACTGAACGAGGTTTTTCAGGCTCACCCATTTTTGATAAAGAAACTGGGAAAATAATTGGTCTCAATTCTGGTTGTAATGGCTTATTTGGGATTGGTGGTATTGCTTACATGCCTGAGTATCATAGTGGTCAAATTGAATATCAAGATCCATTTAAAGTTGGAAAACAAGAAATTCTTGATCAGAGAACAGATGAAGTTGCTCAACAACTTCTTGGAAAAAGTGCCGGACCCTATGGCCATTTTTCGTGCGCCCCGGAGCTGAGCTTCCTCCAGTGCTCCGACAGTGGGGTGAAGGAAGATTTCGAATAGTCGGAACTGTCGAAGGTTTGGGTGATCGAAAGTACGGTAGAATGCGGTTCAATGACTTCTACATGAATCATTATGAGCAATGTGGATTGCCCAAACCTAACATTGTAGAATGGTACCCTACAAAGCCTACAAATGATACCATCTACAAAGACTTTGCTAAGTATTTGAAACCTTTGGATTTTAAGGCAGATCATGAATGTTTGAAACATGCTGAGAGAGTTTTCAGACAACATCTCAGACGTTATGGTAAAAATCCTTGTTGGACTTATGATGAGGCAAAAAATGATATTGATCAAACAAAGGCGTCTGGCTTCCCTTGGAGATTGAAGTATCCTACTAAGAGACAAGTTTATGAAAATGAACGTTGTGACAACCTCGTGAGAGATTACATCCATCTAATAGAACAAGGCTATAAGCCAACTGTCATTTGGGAAATTCTTGGTAAAGAAGAGCTTCGACCTGTTTTGAAGATAATA